CTCGTCCATGTTCCTGTTATACTAAACTTAAATGTAAGAGGACCAGCAACAGGAGTAGTTCTGTCATCAGCAGTTGTAAGCTGTGTCTTAAATCTCCAGTACCTGAAATTAGACAGTGCTGTTGCACTTGTTCCATTCAAGTTAGGGTATGTCTGTGTTGACACACCTGTAAGCATCGTAGAGTCATTACTTGCTTCTACAGTTGTAAGGCCAGTTGTTCCACCAGGGAATGTCCCTGCTTGAGTGATAGAAGCTGCTACAGCTGAATCAGAGAAAGTATCATAGATTTGACTTGTCCATAAACCCGCTTGAGCAACAGGAGTTTGTGTAAACGTGAAGTTCATTGACAGAGCTGTACCAAGTGCATCTGACACCCACGTACCACCAGCTAAGCGTTTCTTAGGTTGTCCGTCTTGGTGTGTGAACGTTGGTCCACGTCTGAACACAGGCATGGTGAGTCCACCACTTGAGATAAAGATTCGTTCATATCCAATCCAGTAGCGTACACCAGCTGTAACAACAAAGTTGATTGTCTCACCAACAGGAACATTGACAGCAGCTTGTTTATTTGGACCTTGATAAAGAATAGCTCCTGGTAATCCACCAATATCAGACCACACTGTATACCTAAAGAAGACTCCACCGTTACAATAAGCTTCAGCAATTACGTCATTGATAGTACCACTTTGATTAAAAATCAATGGTTGTGCAGCAGTGCCTTCACCGAATGGAGGTCCAGCTTGAGTAAAAGAGTCACTGATGTTTAGTAAACTTTCACCAGAATTGTCATTACGAGTTGTAATCTGTAATGTGTTAGAGCTGATGATTAAATTGGATAATACACCAGATGCCAAAGTAGGCTGGATCTGAGTAGGAATAGACATTGTATTGCTACCATCATTTGTAGCAACATTGACTAGTGTACCAGCTTCCCATTCAGCCTCATTATCGTACTGTATCTTTGGATTAGGCGTAGTGATAGTGCCTGGAATGGATGTTAAATCAATACCAGGAGAAGACGTACCACCAGTAAATTGAGACTGAGTTGTTTGTGCATTCTGGCCTTTAACCTGACTTGCTTGCTGAATGTTCAAGTTAACGAGGTCTTCAATAGGGTCACTCAGATACTGAACAGAGCTTCCATTAGTTCCATAAACACCCTTAGAAGACAGCCAAATCATTGTAGGAATGCCTGTAGTGGTACGAACTTGAATAGAACGGTTATCCACACACCCTACGCTTGAAGGCAGAGCTGAATAACGGAATTCATCACTTGTAGTACCTAGGATACTTCCAAGCGTATTGCGATTAAACACCCAGGGTTTATCGTTATACACATACAATCCAGTTGTAGGATCAGAAGGATTACATGCAATTCTATTCTGTGGAGGAAAGATATTAGGCAATCCAGCCTGAGAAAAATAGATAGCAAATGGATCACCAGGAATACCAGCAATCCAAATTCTGTCTAAGTGTGCGATGATGTACTTAAACGCAGGAGGTGTATTATTAGTCGTAGGAATCGATGCAGTGCCAATAGAAGCAGTATCACTAAACGTAGTAGCAGTATTATTGGCCACAGTACCAACCAAGAGCCAAACCCCATCAGTGTTATCTCTGTAGATCTTACGTGCCGTAACCCCATACCCACCAATAGGCAAACTCGAAAGGTTGACCGTTTGGTTACCAGGCGTTGTAGTAATTGTGCCAGTCGCAGGACCACCGTTTGACTCCTCTAAGTCATAATAAAGAAATGTAATCTTGTAAGTATGTCCACCAGCAGGAATGTTTCCACCAGCAACCACAGCACCAGTAGGAGCAGTAGTAGGAGCTTGTGCGCCCATTACCTTTGTTTGTGGAACAGTGTACGCAACACCACCATACGTAGATGTTCTATCATACACTTGAGAAGGATTGATACCATTCCCAAAGTAAACTCTGTCTTGGTAGTTAGCAAATTCAAAGTTTCCAACAGAAGAGTACCCTGCTGTAACAAGCGTGAATGTACCACCACCAGAAGAAAAGCGTAAATTACCATCATCAACTTCTAAAAGATGATGCACACCGTCATTAAAGATCGCTTCATACTGATCTTTAGGCGGTGCAGAAAAAGCAGTAGCATTGTAGTCAATTCCACCAGAACGCTTTGTAATGATACCTTCAACTGTAGTATCAAAGTTCTTACTTTCGTTAGTTAGTTCATCATAGCTAACTAAGTCAGAAGTGCTAGGATACTTAGTCTTGATCGTACCCCACTGCTTATTAGGCAATTCAACGTTAACTTTTTTCATTGTTTAGTTCCAAGGGTCGCTTTGAGGATTGTTTCTAATTTCAAGCCAGTCATTCAAACGAATTGACTCAGTTGGTAACTGCTTATTTGTAATTTGTTTAGTTAGAATATCCACTAAAAGAATAAATTCTTGATAAGAACGAGCTTGTGAAAAGACAATCGTATCCATCAAAGTAACTGTTTCAGGCAAACTCTTTAAAAAAGTGATTAAACGATCATCTGATATGGTCATTGAATCAACTAATGACTTCATTGGTTGCATTAAACGCACATCGCTGGCCGTAATCATGTCATTAAACACAGCTCCGTTGAAGAACTTCTGAAGGTTATCAATAAGCGTTAATAGCTCTGTTCTTAAGATAGAATCATCTTTGGGAACAGTTCCATCAGTAGACGTAATGGTTTCAGTTAGCAGCATGAATAAGTCGTTGTCATTGTACATGACTTCGTTATACTCAGCTACGTTATAGTCACCTTTTGTATCGACAGACATTACCAGGCCTCTTGAGGTCTATTAAACGGACTCTCATTATACCACACCATAAAAATAGCCCAATCTTTGTTCTCCATGCAATTAGGAACTGTAGAAATAATTCCGTTGTGTATTTTCAAAACACCAACAGATAGATCATTATTTCTAACATACCGGTAAGTAATCATTATAACCTCGCATCTGCGACCCAATGTCCAAATGCGATTTCATCAGCATTTGTAACGGTTTGGGACACACCAAAACTGTGAATATAACTACCTACTGATCCTGTTCCAGTGACTCGCTCTGTTTGAGTACCTGTTGTACTCATCCAAGTCCAAGAACCTGATGGACTTCCATCAGACGGATACAATGTTATAGTAGGAAGGGCACGTTTCTCAATTAAAAAGTGTATTGCTTGAGACAACCTACTGTTAGTTCCAAATTGACTAGTCACAACTGTTGATTGATTCGTAGCAGTATTTGAAGCAGGGTTTACATCGCGTCCATAACTTTTTTCATAATACCGTTGGCAAAGTCTTAGCTCAGATGCGTATGGACGAAATTCAAAAGGTGTGGCAACTGTCCCAATTTCTAATTGAATACCAGTAAAATCAAGTGTAGCAGCATTAGTAGAGATTAAACGAGTATTGCCTGAAGACCTCCAACGTCCAGCCGCATTCCAAGATCCAGCAGCAGCTTCAAACGTTGTACCAGTCCCAATATCCCACTCAATAATCATTTCTGCACTAGTGAACGTACCCCATGTTCCAGTAATATCCCCTGTAAACGGAAGAGTTTTATATTCCCATGTATTAGCTGCATTGACTGTATAATTTAATACGTAGCTTCTGCTAGAAGCATTATTTAAAACTCCAAGACCAAACGTACCAGTTAAAGAACTTCTAACCCAAAAGGATAAAGTAAGTGATTTAGCAGTTGATTTCCCAAAGTCAAAATCACGAATAGTGTATCCTTCTAATCGAGTTTGTAGTCCATATATTTGAGACGCACCAACAGACGCATCAGCGGTAGTAACAGCAACACGAAGATACTTATTGAACCCAGCAGGAGGGGTTGCTGATAATTGTTGAATAGTAAATACACCGTCAGCACTTTGTCCTTCAGCTAAAAACATATCAGGACCGTAAGTTTGAGCCGCGCTGTTAATAGTTACTGCACTTCCACCGTTTGCTTGGTCAATATCAAATGATCCGTTAATAAGTCTGTTTCGTCCAAACCCAATACTAGTATTACCAGCAATGTCTTTAAGACCTACAGAAACAGCATCATACCAATTGGTATTTTGAGTAATGCGCTTAAGCTCACTAACAATATGATCTAAACGATCTTTAATATCCGTTGCTGTTGAAGCAGGGGTATCAACGTCATTCAGTGCTCCACGGGCAGCCACAAGATCAGTTTCAACTGCAATAATCTCATCTTTAGGAGCATTGTGATGTGCAGCAATTACACGTAGAATAACAGAAGCTAAGTCATTATGACTTGCAGCTGTCGTACCATCAGCACCTCTGGTACATCCTGTAAACTGAGTCGCATTAAGTCCTGAATACGCAATCACTTCTAAATCAATAGAAATAAAACCACTAGCAGGAAAGCCAGTAGTACTAGCTACAGTAACTGTAGTTACTGAGTTATTGATTGCACCATTAAGGGTAGTGCGTTTATTGTTTACAGCAACATATAAGTTTGTATCAGACGATGCTGATGTAGGATAATTTGCCATAATAGACCTCTTTAGGACTTTTAATTGTTAATCAGATACTCAATATACCTTGTGAGGTATATTAGCTAAGCGTAATCTGCCAAGTAACTTGAAGGCTGTCACCAGCTGCCTTGTTAATGACTGAGAACACCTGACGTGCAAGCATTGTTCCAGCAGAAGACGCTGTGAAAATACCAGCTTCTGTAATCGCTCCTGTGTTCACACCAGGTCCGAATGTGCCTTGATTTTGCCACACGTTTGTAGAACTTGAAAGTGTACCAGCAACTCGTGTTGCAAGTTCTGTTTCAAGGATTGTATCAGACGCACTAGCAGCTGTTGAGCCTGTACCTAATGCTAAATAACGCATAAAGTAATCTGATTGTGTCGCTTGTGTGAGCCAGAGGGCTAGATAGTTCTTACCCACTGTCACAACTACGTTCTTTACGTCTCTTTCATCTTTCAGTTTGCCAGCCTCATCAAATAGTTTGTAATTGACACGGCCCGTTAAAACTAACTTTTCAGTTTCCATTTTGTAATCTCCTATAGTATGTTCTATTGGCATGGCAATTAGCACATACCAAGTCGCATTTTTCAATTTCAGCCTGTAACTTGATTTTACTTCCCCAAAGTTTCCCTACTTCTGTAACTTTAGAATCCCCATCTCTATGATCAAACTGCATTATCCAGTGATCATAAAGTTGTTTACAGTCCATGCAAGGTACTTTCTTTAGATCATTTATTTGCCCTTTTCTCTGCTGATGATACTTGGCGTTGTAAGCCTTTTTATTAGCTTTGTACGCAGGATCATCCTTATGCTCATAGTAATACTTTAATGCTGAACTTATCATGTTTACAGAATCGGGAATGAATTGCTACCCGTAATTGGCATACCCGACTCTATGTCTAAGCTGTACGCCTGGTCGCCACTCTGCTTCTTTACAAATCTACGTCCTTCACCAACATAACGAATGTACTCAGCTTCAGCTGCTTGTGCTAAATCAAATTCTTTTTCTTTGCTCCAGGCTTTCCAAAGCATGAATTGATGCAATGCGTCAGACAAGCTGTCATCAATGTTAATCTCAGCAGATGCTGTTGCCAAAGGAATAGGCTTGGACTTGAACCACAGCTCTACTGTAGTCACAATGTCAGGAGCAGAGCTTAACCAAAGCTCTCTACCCCAAACAAAGTATTGAAATGGAGTACGAAACTTGGAAGAATCAGTAACATCACGAAAGTTAGGATTTTCTTGAAGCATCTTCTCAAGGTTGGTAGGCCTTAAACGTCGAATGTTTGTCTGACCGTCAGAGAGAGCATTGTATGTAACACCTTTAGCTGACAACCAGTTGCTAGGCAATGGATAATTCATAATGCCAATCTGTGTCTGCATCGTTGCCTTACCTTCAAGGATACGAGTCTTGTTTACAAAGTCTTTCTCACCACGATTCAATAGAGCCAATAGTTCTGAATCGGACCAGAAAGCTCCAATGGTTTCAACCAGCTCTCTACGAACGTCGTTGATGATTTCTTGAGCCATCATTTTAGATACTCCTGCACACCTGTATATAAGTCGTTTAACTCAACGAATCCAACAAAAATATTACAACGCTGACACAGTAACCCACGAGCTTTTTGTGTTGTGTGGTTATGATCAACACTAAGAGGCCTTGTTAATGAAGATGAATGAATTTTACAAATTGCGCATCTACCTTGCTGAACTTGATAAAACCAATCGTAATCTACAGATGTAAAAATCTGTCCGTATTGATTCAAAATTCCATATTGCTTCCAAGTGCTTTCTCTTCCAATTTTGTACGTTAACTCAGGATGCTCTTGTCTCCATTTTCGTGTACGTTGAGAATGACACTGTTTACAATTACGTCCTTTTTGACGGCCTACAATTCTAGTGTCATGCCCTCG